AAGCACAGTTTGAAGCTGAGAATATGAAGATGGGCGGCGAAGCTATGCAAGCGGTCGGCAAAGGCCAAAAAGAAATGGAAGGCGGCAATGAGTAGCTTTGATGATTTAAAAAGTTTATATCGTGCGGTATTTAATACACCGAACGGTGAAAAGGTTTTACAAGATTTACAGGAGCAGTTTAACCCTGATGAAATCTTTGTGAAAGGTGATGCTGATGAAACGCATATCAATCTTGGTAAGCGTGAAGCATTTATTTATATTAATCAATTGTTGAGGGTTGATGATGAGTGAAGAAAACGGAACAAACGAAGCGGCAGCGGTACAGGCTGAAATTAACACCACTAGCGATTGGCGCTCAAGTTTACCAGAGGATATCCGAAGCGCTAAAGCTTTTGATTCTGTCAAAGATGTAAACTCACTAGCTAAGCAGTTTCTTGATGCACAGTCACACATGGGTAATAGCATTCGTATACCCGGTGAAGATGCAGGGCAAGAAGCTATTGACGCATTCAATCAAAAGCTAATGAATAAGACTAGCTTGATGCAAAGACCAGAAACACCAGAAGATTATGACAGCGTTTTTAAATCTATGGGTAAGCCAGAAGACGCTAGCGGTTACGCAGTGCCAGAAGATGTAACAGGAAGTTATGACCACCTTCGAGACTTAGCACTAAGCGCTAACATGACTAACAAGCAATTTGAGTCGTTAGTTAAATCAGTATCTCAACTTGATGCTACAGCTTTAGAGACTCAACAGGCGCAGCAACAAGAGAGTATTGACGGGGTGAAGAAAGAATGGGGCGCAGCATTTGACCGAAATTCTAGTCAAGCAGTAGCAGCACTTGAAGCAACTGGCGCACCTGATAGCGTTATCGAAATGGCTAAGGCTGGTAACGTTGACGGTCAGACGCTTAAATGGTTCCACGCGTTATCACAAAAGATTGGCGGTGGTGAAGGCTCAAACGCTGTGGCTGATAATGGTGGCAATCAAGTTATGACACCAGCAGAGGCTAGCGCGCAGTTAACAGAAATTATGGAAAACCGAGAAGGTCCATACTGGAAAACTACGCACCCACGCCACAAGGAAATACAAGATAAGGCTATGAACCTACGTAGACTTAGAGCGGGTAATGCCGCATGAGTATAGTAAGAAAGGTTAGAGACTTTGCACAAGCTGTTAATATAAACTCTATGGGTTATGTTGATTTAAATAATTGCATGGGTGAATTACGCTTATTACTCGCTAGGCTTTCTATTGAAAAGGAAAATAGACTTAATGAGCGAGCCAAGGAAGACGCGCAAGTTATACATCAAGAAGAGCTTTCAGAGCGTGAGCTATTCGAGTCACACGTTCGCAAAGTTGTTAAGGGGAACAAGACACATGAGCGAAAGTGAAGTTTACTATGAAATACTTGCTGACTTTGTTCAGGATAAGTGCTCATGTGAAACCGAAGAGGCTTATATTATGTCTGTTATACGCGATTTGATGAATAGCGGCATATGATTACAGAAATATACTTGTAAATAAAAAGGGGCTAAATACCCCTTGTTTCTAATCCTTTTATAGCCATTAATAAGAACGTATGATGCTTACCGTTTACCTTTTCATGCGTTCTATACCATCGCTCAGACCTATCAATTATTGTCAAGAACTCAGCTAACGAGTAACCTTTTTCTCTAATCATTTTAGTAGTATCGTTCAATTTTGCCTCCCATCATGTAATTAAGTGATGTACTTGTTTGCTTGCCTCCGTCAGATATTATCGGAGTGTTATCCGTTAGCTTTTTAGCTTTAGCCATTGCGCGACTTGCTTTTATTCTGTAGCGAGATGCTATTAGCTCGTTTTCACTTGGTAAAGCTACTCTATAAACTAAGCCGCTTTTCATTAGGTGCTTACCTTGTGCGTGTAGAATATCTTTAACAACACCAGAAACCGATAACTCTGCTAGAATTTCTTTGCTTATGTGTTCTTTTATTTGGGCTTTAGATAAATGCTTTGTTATTTCTGTGAACTCTTTATCAGAAGTTACAGTTATATCAAACAATTCTCTAAATGATTGTTCGCTAATCGTTTCGCCATATTCAAAAACTGAATGATTGGCGGTTATTATTTTTAATGCTTGTTCTTTTTTCATGTTGTCACCTATAAATTAATGTGATTAAAGTTTAAATTGTGCCTTGCTCTGCGATGCGATGCTGTGCTGTGCCGTGCTCTGTTTTGCGATGCCTTGCCATGCATTGCTTTTGAGTTTTACCCCGTTTAAGCCACTCTATGAATGACTTAAATTTGGTTTTCCTCTGCCTTGCTCTGCTATGCGTTGCACTGCGATGCTATGCGCTGGATTGCTGTGCGTTTGACTCTCTAATGATTGCCAGTTAACTAACTCTATGAATTAGTTAACTACCATCACTGGTGCGTTGCTTTTAAATGCTATGCGGTGCCATGCTTTGCGATGCGCTGCTCTGCAATGCACTGCGTTTGAGTTTTACCCCGCAATAACCACTATTTAAAATGGTTATTAAGAGATAACTCTATAAAAACTCTGCCATAGCACGACCGTATGTTGGTCTAAAGTCACCATACCCGCCAAACTTAGCGCCTAACTCTATGAGGTTTTTTAAGTCTGATTCATTTACAACTGTGTCATCAAATAATACTTCAAACTCAAAATGCCAGTCATTGAATATCGGGGCTGCTTTTGATATCCGCACTTGGCCTTGTTTTAAGTTTAATAAGGTGTGGAACTTTTCATTGTTAACTATGTCAACCTTCTCTTTTACTTTGTCTTTGCCGTCATAGTTAAGAGGTATCTTTGATGCATTAACGAATACACAAGAGCGAATATCAGCCTTTTTAATTTTTGCTTTAGTCCATGATAAGCTGGCTATTGAAGCTATAACCCATGTAGCAGGAATCCATAAACCTAACGATTCATCAAAATAAATCTTAGCTTCAATCTCATTTTTACGTAGTGCCAATAAATCCTCATCGGTTTTAACACGCTTTTTAGTTATTGATTTTGCTATTTTTGCGTATTTATTGAATGGGTCAACCTGTTGAGGGTTGTTAATTAATAGCGGTTCAATACCTGTGATTTTTACTTTTAATGATTTCATTTTATATTACCTTGTTAAGTTGCTTTGCTTTGCTTTGCTCTGCTCTGCCCTGCTGTGCAATTCTTTGCTTTTAGTTAAAACGATACTGGATTGCATCATTTGATTGTTAATCTACACGGGTTTGCATGGTTCGTCAACACTTAATTGTAATATTTTTAATTATTAAATAAATACGTTATACTACCATTACGCAGGTAGCCATTACCTTGGTCTGCTATCCATATTTAAGTATCGGGTAGCTAGACAAACTTAGTCCGAGAAATATTCAAAACTATTTTTTATACTAAGGAGCCTCAAATGGCTATTAAAATCGAAGAAGCATATATTGAAACGTTTGAAGACAACGTACGATTCCTAGCACAACAAAAACCATCACGCCTAGTCGGTACAGTAATGAGCAAAACCTCAACAGGTGCTGCACATAACTGGGAACGAATTGGCCCTACTGAATTTGCTGAGAAAACATCAGCACGTACAGCAACACCTGAGAACGACACGCCTTGGTCACGCCGTGTATCACAAGTTAAAACTTATGATAACGGTGATACTGTTGAGCAAGAAGATATTGTACAAATGCTTGTTGACCCACTTTCAAGCCTTACAACTAACCTTGCACATGGTTCAAACCGTAACAAAGATGATGTAATTATTGCCGCAGCTACAGCCGAAGCTTTAACTGGTGACGGTAACACTGTTGCTTTTCCAGCTACTCAAGAAGTTGGTGATTACAGTACAGCAATTACATTAGACCTTATCAATGAAATGGACCAAAAGTTCTATGACAACGACATTGACCCTGATGAGCCTAAGTGTGTAATCATCTCGCCATTTCAACGTCGTACTTTACTTGGTTTGCTTGAGGTTACTTCTGGTGATTTCCAAGGTGATGCTAAAGCGTTGCGTAGTGGTTACTTGCCTAACTTCTTGGGTTACGATTGGATTGTATCAACTCGCTTGTTATCTCCAAGTGCAGGCCAAGTTGATTGTTTAGCTTATACGCAAAAAGCAATTGGTATGCAATTGAACCGTGACATCTCGACTCGCGTAGCAGAAGACCCAAGCAAGTCTTTCATGTGGCGTGTATACGGCTTCCAAACTTTGGGCGCTGTACGTGTTGAAGATGAACACATCGTACGCCTTAAACTAGCTGACGCTTAATCGTGTTACGGGGCTGGGGGGATTAGTCCTCAGCCTTTCTCTTTGGCCCCAATTTAAAGAGGTGTTAACATGGCTATTGCAGGTGTACGAACAGAGTTAAACGTTTCTATCGAAGCTACTACATTAAAGACGGGTTTAGTCTGGTGGATGGAAGACGGTACGGCTAAAGGTCAATCAAGTGATTTGGCGGCAGGGTTGCCAACAGCTTACTTAGGTCAAGCTTTAGGTGATGACGGCGACAGAGCAGGGAAAAGAACCCCGCGAGTTGCTAAGAATGACCGCCAAGCATTACCGTAAATAATAAAAGATAACCTAGCTATTGCTGGGTTATTTTGTTTTAAGGGTTAGATTATGAGTAACAGAACAGACGCACAAGCAGGGATTGACGCACAGAAAGCGAAAGAAGGTATAACTGACAGCATAAGCCCCACTAATCAAGCTAACGATACGTTACAGCCTATTTTAAACGGCGCGATAATGATTGATGAGGCTCAGAGCATTTTAGATGGCTCTAAAGAAACGGCAATTTTTGAAAGACCTTATGGCGCGGGTAATATCAATTTTTCCACACCCGTAACAGACATAGCAACAAATGAAACTTACAACAGCAGTCCGGACATATCAAAAGTCAATGACGGCAAAATAAGACTTGAAGCTGGGTTTACCTACAAAATACAAGCTTATTTAAACGTAACTTGTGTAGCTACCAATAACTATACAGATTTTCAAATCTTTGATGCCTCAAATAACGCATTTGTAGGAGCAAAAGGTACTTTGATCTTAAGCAATAACACAGGGAATTCATGCTCTCAGGTAAGCCCAGTAGCTTACGTATCTAGTGCTAACGCGATAGAATTTGAGGTTCAATTTGCAGGCGGTGACGATGTTACAGGGTATAGCGCCGCTATTGTTATTGAGAAGGTATCTTCCGCCGCTAGTAGCGGTGATTTAATGACCAAAACCGAATTTAACGAAATAGCGAACACTTATGCCGCACTTGGTTACACTCAAAAGA